TCAGACCTTCTCGTGAACGTCGATATAGCAAGGCGTGACCTATACTGGGTGAAAAAAGACATACTTGAGGAAAGAGAAGAAAGGTTAATCGGATGAACGATTTCAGTCCTGAGACGCGACGCTCAGGATGGTGGGCCACTGACAGCCGCAGAGCAGTGTCCGGCCACCTCGTCGATGTATTACTAGAAAAGCGTGGACAAAAGGAACCTGACGATCTGTCAGGAATAGAAGTGGTTCAGATGGGCCACATTATGCAACCCGTGATCGGCGCACTGTTCGCAGATGCGACTGGGATTGGAGTAAGGGAGTTAGACATTGCAGGACAGCACCCCGTCGAACACTGGCTCAAAGCCCACACAGACTTCGAAACCGGAGACGGTGGACTTCTCGAAGTTAAGAACTTTAATGCTGCTCTCGCGAACAAGTATCCCGACGATAACGAGGGCCAACTCCTTCCTACACCAGACCTTACTCAATGCATCCATGAAGCAGTCGTTTTTGGAAAGCCTCACGTCTGGTTCGCGGTCCTCTTCGGTGGGCAACGGTTCCGCTATTGGAAAGTCGAAGTCACGGAAGAAATGAAGCTGGAGTTTATCCAGCAAGCCGCCAAATGGTGGGCGATGGCACAATCCACTGGGGACTTACCACCTGCCGAGACCACCGATCAAGCCAAACTGCTGTATCAGCGCACTAGTGACGAGGCTGTTGTCAGCACGTCTCAGGTGGAGCGTGTGATCGAGCAGCTCAAAGAAGTGCAGGCGGCAATCAAGCAGCTTGAGGCACAGGAAGATGCGGCCAAAACCGCGCTTCAGAACTACATGAAAGACAAAACGTCGATCATTACGCCTTACAACGAGACGCTGGTGACATGGAAAGCATCCAAGGCAAGCAAGAGCTTTGACAAGGATCTGTTCAAGTCAGCAATGCCAGACATTTACGAGCAATTCGTGGTTGAGAAGCCCGGTAGCAGGAGGTTTTTAGTAAAATGACACAGATGACAACAGTGCCGTTGGAAACGGCTGACTTTTTGCTCGGTCGCTTGATCGAAATAATCAAGTCAAATGATGAGCTAAACAAGCAAGTAATTGAATTTAAAGAAACAAAACAAAGACAGTTCAATTACATCCTAAAGCAGAACGAAGAGATTGCTCTGTTGATAAAAAGATTGCACGAAGCCACTCAACCGAAAAAGCGCCGTGGTCGTCCTAAAGGATCTAAAAGCAAAGAAAAGGTTGCAAGCAAATGAATGATCTTATCCCATTCCAAGATCAGCAGCGCATGGCTGAGAGTATCGTGAAATCCAAGTTCTACGGATTTACCGACATCAATCAGGTCATGGCCGTAATGATCGTCGCACAGGCTGAGAACAAGCACCCTGGCACCGTCGTTCAAGAATACGACATTATCCAAGGCCGACCTGCTCTCAAGTCTCAAGCTATCCTAGCACGCTTTCAGCAAGCCGGCGGCAAAGTGCAATACGACACCTACACCGACGAAAAGGTTGAAATGACGTTCACGCATCCTGCTGGCGGATCGCTCACCCTTGCTTGGACCATGAAGCAAGCAGCAGCAATTGGCTTGGCAAGCAAGGACAACTGGAAGAAATACCCTCGCGCTATGCTGAAGGCGCGAGTGGTGGCCGAAGGTGTTCGGGCTGTTTATCCAGCGTGTATCTTGGGTCATTACGCAGTCGAGGAAGCCATTGATTTCGATCCGAAGCCTCAGATGATTAAGCCGGTGCCGCAAATCACTGAGATCGAGATCGTGGACGAGATGGACGAACCAGTGGCAGTTTGGCCTTTCTTTGTGCCAAAGCCAGATGGCAGCTTGAAACTCTATAAGGCTTGCGCTGATGCGGATGACTTTATGGCTGAGTATTCCGCGATGGTGGAAAAAATCTGCGCTTCCAAACTTTCGGGAGATCAGCAAGATGAAAAAATTGCGGTTCTCAAAGACGCAAACAAAGAAATGCTGGAAAAGGTGAGAAATACAGATGTCTAAGTTTCAAAATAAGCCAGGACAGGGCGTTCTGTTCATCAACAAGGGCAAGACAGCCGAGAAACAGCCTGACTACAAAGGCGAGCTGGTTTTGGATCAGGACTATGGCAAAGGCACAGTCATTACGGTGGCTGGTTGGCGCAAAGCAACACCTCAGAACCACCTGATCGCGCTTGCGATTGATAAGCGTCAAAACACCGACAAGCAGTGGCCTAAACAGGTCGGTGGCGTTGATGATAACGAAGTGCCATTCTGAGGAGCAATAAAATGCAAGATTATGCTTATAGTTGGATGGTCACAGTAGAGCTTAAAGACACAGTGCATGAACTTCAAATTAACGGAGACTATCTCACCGTTGATGAAACAGGTTTGCGCGCATACGCTCGAAAAGACCAGTTACTTTTGGTTTTCATTCCATTGAACCATGTTGTGAATGTTCAAATCATGAATATTGATGGTTACGCGAATGGATTTGAAATTCTTCGACGTGTGAAATAATTCCTATCGTGATTTTTCTTTGGGGCGGGGAAGTAAATGCAAAAGTATCAATACATCTCAGATTACAACACAGTAAAATGTGTTGAACCCAAAAAAAGATGGGTAGGAGGTAAATTTGATTGGGCCGTGCACAGGTTTCCGATTAATGGCGGAATCACGAGAAGAGAAATGTTTCGCCAACAATTGATCGAGGGAATTTACGGAGCACAAAAAGTGATGATGGATAATTTGCGTAGGAATCTTTTTGATGGGCAAGATGCAACGCACTAAAGGCGCAACCTTCGAGAGAGAAATTGTCAGAGATCTTGTTTCTCGCGGGTTCAGTGACGCCAAGCGTAATTTAGAACAGACAAGAGAGGGCGGGGGAGACATAGATCTCCCCGGCTACATGATCGAGTGCAAGCGATATGCGAACATCGCTGTATATACATGGCTGGAGCAGTGTGTAGCTGCTGCCAGAGAGGAACAGATACCGATTGTTGTTGCGCGAGCCGACAACAAGAAAGCAATTGTTATACTTCACTGGGAAGATTTTATGGGGATGATGGACAATGCGGAAATTTCTAAGAAACCTTACGACCCTATGGTGGCGAGCGACCAAGCCAAAGGCTCGATATGAGATCGCAGTGCTTCAGAGACAACTCAAGGAAGCGCAGCGCAAGCACAAAGCAACCCGTCACATTTATTTAAAGATCCGTGCAGTCACCGAGATGAACCTGCGCGGTCAGAACATGAGGCTGCAATGACGGGCTATCAATCAAAGAGGCCAGTGACAAACAGGTACGCCGACCCGGTGACGGTGGACCATATTATCCAACTGCGCGAAGAGAATGCTCGGTATCAGGACGCGTTGCAGAAAATAGCAGATGGCGACATTGACCGCGCATCAGCAGTGAAATGGCGCGAAGATGGTCAATACAGCACGAATGATAAATGTGAACATGGGCTTTTTATGTTTGAAGATTGCGGTAAGTGCATAGGCAATTTCGCTCGTGCCGCACTGAAGGAGGGGGATTGAAATGACTGACATTGTTGAACGGTTGCGTGATTACGCCGATGGATTATCAGGCTATGCAGCGGATATGATGGGCGAAGCCTCCGATCATATTGAACGGTTGCGAGAAGATAAGTTAGACGCACTTGCCGCAGTGGAATCTGAAAATGCTTTTTATCAGATGGAGATTGAGCGGTTGCGGGAAGCGTTGCAGCGAATTGTTGACATAGATTGGCAATTTGCAAACAGCGGAACATTGGAAAGAATTGAAGGTCGGTGTGCTGTCATTGCCCGCGCCGCATTAAAGGAGGGGGAGTGATGAATGATATAGCTGGAAATTTGGTGAGTATATGGATCATCGGATCATGGCTCACTCATGTGATTGTGTGTTTGCAAACAGCTAAATGGGGCTTTCTCATTGCTGGTGCATTGATCGTCCCAATTGCTGTTATTCATGGCACTGGCGTTTGGTTTGGAGCTTGGTAATGGCTCACTCTGTCATCTGGTCCCAGCAACACAGGGACACCGCGATCCAGATGGCAAATGAGGGTTACACAGGCTCTCAAATTGCAACGAAGATCAAACGCTCTCGTAACGCCGTTATAGGTTTTTTACATCGACAAGGCATAAAGCTGGGGAAAACTAACGAACACCACAAACCGAAGGCCAAGCCAGTAACACCTCGCAAGCGACCTTCTAGGCCAAAAGTGGTGGTTGTAGAAAAGCCTTTAGAAATCAATGACATACCTTTCCTGTCATCGCGCCTATTTCAATGCAAGTTCATCACAACGGAAGATCCAGATCCTTGGAAAACCATGTGTTGTGGCAAAGAAACCCAGTCAGGTAGCTGGTGCAACTACCATAGAGCAATCGTTTTCAAACCAAGGGAGATAAGACCACATGTCAGAACCAACCGTTAAAGCCTTTGTAGCTACACCAATGTATGGCGGCCAGTGCTATGGGTTCTACGCCCA